GTAGAAGGGATAGATACGTTCTGGAACTGACCAGCAGTAATAACCGCAGGGCTTACGTTAACAGTAATCGTGCTACCTGAACCACTAACAGCAGTATTAACAACAAAGTTGCGTAACTTGTTTGAACCATAAGCCTGACGATTTTGTGGGTTAACTGCATAAACACCAGCGATTGTGAATGTATCGCCTTGGTTTAATGAAACACCAGAAGTCAATGTCAAAGTGATTGTGCTTGAAGAAGCCCAACCAGATGTCAAGAAACCAGTAGCAGTTGTAGTAGCCACAGTAGCAGAACCAGCAAAAGAACCGAATGTATGTGCTACAACGTTCTGATCCATCTTCCAGTTCATACCAGCAGAGTCACGACCCATCAAGCCTTTACGATACTGTTCACCAATAGCTTCTTGTGGCACAAATAGGCCTTTCAAGCTGTCAACGATAGTAGCGGAAGTAAACGGCTCAACGATACATGATCTACGACCATCACGAGGTGCGCCTTCAGAATCAAGGTAAGCAGCAGCAGTCAGGTAAGTAATCAGACCTGTTGGGGGTGTACCAGCAGTACCTACGATGTTGTAAGTATTGTTAGCAGCTTGCAATGTACCATCACGATCAATTTTGTTCGCAATAGCGGCAACAGCAGGCTTCAATACACGATCAGAGAACATATCCAAAGACAATGCCAAATCTTGTGTTGTGAACTGTGTGTCAACGTGGAACTGTGTTGACAAAGTTACAGGCACAGAAGTTTCATTGAAATCTTCTACGTTCAGGGCTGGCCCTGTAGTTCCAATAAAGCGTCCAGGTTTCATTCTGTTACTTTCAGTCTTTCGACTTACTGACCATTTTCATGGCGGTGCAACTTCTTCGAATCGCACTCTAGGACTTCTTTAGTTATATCCTAGTTCAGACTATCGCATCCCTTTCGGGGCTTCTCACTTAGTCGTTCAGGCTGCTTTCGCTTGCCCCTTGTTACCCACTTCTGGGACTCCAAGTCAATCAGAGAAACTTTTTCGTCCGCACACCTAACTCTTTTTACGGACGTTTACTGTGTTACCGATCTTACCACCTCAAATATAAGATCCACAGTAAAAACTGAGGCAGGCTTTATACCACAGCGAATTGATCGTCATAGTTACGATCTACTTCTGATGTAAATGTTAATTCGTTTTCTAAGACCATCAACGCTTCGTTAGTGATCTTGGAAATGGTTAGCAAATTATTTGCCATGATTTATTTCCTTTATTAAATATTGGGTATATCAGCGTATCCGTTTAGCCTGTCTTGCAGCTTTCCATTGGGCATAAGTCCCATGAAATGCTCCATTGCCATCAATAAGAACGTCTGAAGTTCCTTTTCCGGCAGTTAAAGGCTTAATCGGTGCTGGTGCTTTACTACGAGCAACAGTTTCGCTTTTCTCAATAGGAGCTTCTTTACGCTCGAATTGAACTTCCAATTTCCCTAATTCCTTGAGTGCTTTATTAGTCGGCATTGCTGCCAATTTACTAGCGTAATCATCATCTGATGCTAGGTGATATAGGATTTGTGGGCCTACATCTGATTCTAGAATTGCATCTCGTACTTCATCTCGTACTTGCACGTTGCTAGAAGCTACCATATCGTCAAAGTCAGGAATATCAGCTTTAGCAGCTTCGAGTTTTGCAGACCACGACTTGATTACTTCGTTTCTCTGTTCATCTACCTTGCGTTGCTGTTCTTGTATATCACGCTGTTCTAATGCCTTTTCTGCGCTCCATTCGGCTAATGCTTCAGCGTATTCAAAAGCATCATTAAACTGCGATGCTTGTGGTTTTTCGATGACAGGATCAACTTTTGGAGATGCAGGGGCTTGTCTGCTCTCAAGTTCTTGTAAACGTGCTTCTAATGCTTGCTTATCTGCCTCAGCTTGTTTGGCTCGTTTTGTAAGCTCAGAAAATCGTTTTTCAAGTTTGGGATTTTGTTTAGGCTTGTCTGTTACTTCTGCTTCATCTTCTGCCTCTGGTTCACTCTCAGCTTGTGCCTCAACTGCTGGCTCTGAATCAGGAGTTTCCTCGACTGCTTCAGCCGCAACAGGGGCTTCCTCACTAGCTAAACCAAGTTTATTAGCAGTCCATTCCGCTAAATTATCGCTTGTTACGACATTATCTGCCGTTCTTACATTTGCTTCTGACATGGATAACTCCAAGAATTAACCCAATGAACCCATTGGTAGGAAAATCATTTATAACATAAATGTCGCTTTTTTACAACATTAAATTGCTCGTTCAACCGCTTCAGCGTTAGCTTCATTAAATTCAGTTTTGTTTAAATGAGCAAGAACTAAGGCTAATTGCGCTTTCATTTGCTCAATTTCTAATTGAGTCTGAGTCTTGATAACTGTGTCATGCGCTGTAGTATCTGTACGCATCTGAGTATCTTCACGCTTAACTTGCAGGCGCATCTTCTCACGCTCTGTTTCAGCTTCTTGTACTTGTTGTTGAACAGTAGCACGATATTTCTTATCCATTTCTTCGGCTTGAATCTGCTGTTGAAGCTGTTGAATTTGTTGTTTAGCGTTAGCCAACTGCATCTGTACTTGTGGTGGAATAGGTGATTTATCGTCAATTTGTGCCATAGGATTGGCTGCTGCAAGTCTGTCTGCAATGACTTCTGCGCCTGGGAAGTCCATGTTACGGAAGATAAGATCACCAGCAGTTTGCATCAATGTAGGATCAGCACCTAATAATCCCATCATAGAATCAACTGCTTCTTGACGTTTAGAGTTGTAACCAGGGCCTGTTTCCATTACTACGTCATATTCGCCTACAGTTACGTCATTTAAAACTTTAGACACGCCTTGCTCGTCTTGACCTTGCTCATTGATAGTGACCATCTCAGGCTTGCCATCATCGCCAATAATACGCATTACACGCTGTCTATCGTAGATTTTAGGAATTAGATCAAGAATGATACGACCTGTATGACGGATTGATCGAGTCAGATTGTCATAATAGTGAAAGTTAGTCATATCAGCTTGAGCTTGCTGACCTTGCAATGACTTGCCTGATTGCATACCTTGTGGCAACTGACCAGGATCAAAAATACCTACAACTGCTTGTAAGTCTTGATTCATGCCTTGCAATGCAGTCATTACGCCTGCTGGTGGTGGCTCTGGCTGTAATCTTGTAGGAGCTGGAGCAATCCGACCTTCAATGTCTGTCTGTTTGTAACGTAATACAGGCATAGCTTTAATGTTAGCCATTGCCCATTCGTTCTCGTGACCTTCATCTTGACCTTCAGCAAGCAACCATTTAGCTTTAGGAGCTAATGCTACAGTTTCAGTCAATGCTGTTGACCAATAGTTGTACATACGCTGTGGGTCTTTAGCCATACGCACTAGACCAAACTTCTTATGCTTATCGTCAACTCTTACTTCTTGACCATATACCGGAACAATAGGAATAAACTTGCCAGCCCATTCGCCTTCTTCAAGGATTTGCATAGCAGTTAGCTTGCACCATTTAATCTTTTTGCGCCAGGTATCACGCTTATCAATCACAGTAATACCAGCAGCAGCCAATGCTTCTTTGCTTGGCATTTCATCGCTATAGCCTGTTGTGCCGTCTGAAAGCTGAATAATCATTGCTTTCTCACGTTCAGTATAGAAATACTCAGCTATGCGTATATCTTCCTTTGTGACCCATTCCGACTCCGTATCGCCCGTTCCTCTACTGGAAAATCCTTGAGTGTCCTCTGCATTTGGATACATTTTCTTGAACACGGCTTTACTGACAACTGTTGTAACAAGGCACTTTTCAGCATCTGAGCCGTCAGGTTCAACGCTATTAGGGTCAAAATAAACGCTAAAAGGATTCTCAATACGCTTAATGTAGATTTCTTGGTCAAAGCTGTCATCCCTTACATAGTCTGTAGTAACACGCCAATATCCCCAACCCATCTTCACGCAATATTCAAATGCATGATCGTAGGCTTGGTCTGCATCGCTTTGATTCTCAATATGGCGAGTAATGCCAGTAATGATCTCAGCTACTTTGGCATCTGAGTCATTGTTCATGCCATGCACTTTGATGCGTGGGCGTTGTTGACGTTGTTGATTGCAAATTTGACGGATATAAGCATCTACCTTATTAATCGTCAAGCAAGGTCTAGCTTCTAATACTCGGCTATTTTGCACATCTACAGGCCATTGATCGCCTGCTGCAAATCTCACATCATCTAATGCTTCAGCACGATTATTGCTATCAGAATCGTTACAAAGCCTTAAAAACTGCTTGGCTTCTTCTATTCTGCCGTCTGATTGTGAATCTGCAACGCTATCGTATGCCATAGGTATTCCTTAGTATTTGGCTGATTTTAAGCCAACTGTAGTGTTTGCACAACATATTCTAGCCCATCCATGAACTTGGTAGGTTATAAGTTGACTTTTGTTTGGGTGCTTTTCTAGGCTCGTTAACCATTAATCCAATGTAACGGAAGGCATCTGCACCATGACTGTAGGTATCGTGAAGTGGTTTTTGACTGAACTGTTTTGTATCAGGATCAACGTCATAGCGATAATGCCTTAGACATTGCAAGCCTTCATGGGTGTTTGTGCGGTCAAACCAGCACTTATTGAACATCATTCGTGCAGCATTGATTGAATCTACGATAGGAGTTCTTTCGATAACTCTTGTATTGAAGTTTGCAGCTCTGACCACTTCTTCGATACTTTTGCCGTGTGAGGCCAAAGTCTTGTTGCCAGCATCATGTGGTAGCCAAATAGTGTCGATAACGTATCCATAAGATTGTATTTTAGCAAGATAATGAGCAATTGTCTGTTGGTTATCTTCGTGATAGCGTATCAATCTGACTTCTTGGGCAATAAATTGGACTATCCAATAAGCCGTACTATCTGCCCAACCAAGGTCAAAAACAACGTGACAGGGTTTAATAGGGTCATAAGGTACATTACAGATACGACCATCTAGCTCTGCCATAGTCAATTCTTTAGCAAAGATAGCACCATCTACTGTCTGACGGCATAATCCTTCCCATACTGTGTTGTACGCTTCTCTATCCCTGCTAAATAGGGCATCTTTTTCTAATTTGAGAGTATCTGGGAACCAGGGATTGTCTGACCAATTAATCTTAGCAACTTTGCAGTTCTCTGGCGGTGATACCACGAACCTTTGATAGGTTTCATCGCTTTCAAGCTCCGGATTGAACGTAATCCAAATTTCTGACTTTTCTTTACGGATGGTAGGGATAAGAATATTCCACGAGGTTTTTGATACTGACTGCGCTTCCTCAACCCAACAGAGGTCAACACCCTCAAAAGACTTGATGTTTGTGACGTTGTTTTTAAGACCAACAAACGCAAATTCAGTACCATTCTTGCCTCGAATGGAGTTTTGTGTAATTTCATAGAACGATTCTAGTTTTAAAGCAATGATTTGGTCAGATAGCAGCTTATGAACTGATTGACCTATTGAATTTTGAAACTCACGAGCGCATAGCACCCTTGTAGGCTTTTTTACGCCAATAACCAGTAATGCACGAGCAACGCCCCAAGATTTAGCCCCACCACGACCACCATAAAGCACTTTATATCGGCATGGATCAAAAAGCATTTGCAGCTTGATTGGAAAATCAACCGCACTAACTGCTTTCCTAATTTCTGGTGTGATTTCACTCACTTGGCTTTACAAACCTGACTTCAATAGCTTGTATCAAGTTATTACCTTCTGCATCTTCTATGCTTGTAGATTGATGAGCTTTGCCGTCAACTCTGTCCATTATCTCTTTTACTGCCCATGCTTCACCCTCTTGAGCAGAGTCAACAAGCGTTTCAACAATCTTTTCTAGCTTTTGTGGATTCTGAGTCAAGTGCCTTTTAATTTGATCAAAGAACAGCTTATTCTTGGTATTGTTCTTATTACCAAGAGGCGCACCTACTTTTTTTGACTCAATTTCCATGTGATTGATTTTGTGGTTTTTTTACGACAGACTTATGTCAGGTTCAACGATAGTTTCTTTGTCTGACTGTTGTTCTGTAGCAACACTTTTAACTTGAGCTTGAGCAATAGCATTGATACCATCTATTAGATTCTTGCTATACACATAAGGTAATTGTCCTAATGCTTGTAGTAACTCGTTTACTTGTTGTACTGTAAAAGTAATCATTCTTATACTCTCTTAGCTTTGGTTTTCTTAGTTGCAGCACGTTTCTCGCTATAAGCAATTGCAAGAGCCTGAGCTTTTGGTTTTCCTTCTTTCAATTCTTCTTTCAAATTTGATACAAATGCTTTTTTGCTGGCTGATTTTTTGAGAGGCATTGTTTTGCTCCTAGTTGTAGCCTTTTTAAGGCTTGGTTTACGTTTAACTTCGTCATTAATAGGGAAATGCCACGCATTAGATGGTTTTACAGGCTCAGGCTCTACTTGGTCTTGCATCCATTTCCAAATGGCTTGTAACCTATCCCAAATTTTGTGTAATGTACTGTACATTTTTTCCCCTATTCTACCCAGCAAACATCTTGCCAGGACATTAACACGCACTTTTCACCTTCGTGAACGATTGGCGTGAATTTAAGATATTCCTCTTTAGGATCATCATTCATAGTTCCAAAGCGGATTCGTGCGCCTACTTCTATTGGCATTGCTTCTCTACGCTCGGCAGTTAGCTTCTTACCAGGGCCTACTGCCACTACTGTTCCCATGTTCTGAGCTTCTTTGTTATCTACAAAGATCACATCGCTTAAAACACGAACATCTGGGCGGACTATAATCTTGTCCCCCAGAGGTTTAAATGTTGTAAAATTTACTTCAGCCATATCAATATTACCCTATTGTGTTGGTTATAAACCCTGTAGCCCTTTACCGAGGACTATGGGGTTTAGCTTTTTAGCGGTAGCCGTCTTTTTTGTGCTCGTAGCAGATGCCTTCAGTACGACCTGTATTGAACTCTTTGTCAGAGCCAATAGCATCTTCTTTGCCCATCGCTACACCACCACGCATAGACTTAGCTTTACGCTCGCCTGAACGATCAGAAGAAGTTGCACCTTTTGGCTCTTTTTCGCCAGAAGCACCTTTAGCTGCTTTGTAATCCATGATTCCCATGATTTTTCCTTTAGATGGGGTTAATACACTACGAATAATAATACTATTTTACTACTTTTCAAGTATTTTTACGAGATTTATTGCGCCTTCAATGTCGTGGATTCTAACTACAGTTGAACCTTTCCAGTTTTGCATAAAGGTATTTTGATATGGAGTGAACTTAGCTTTTTCATCTCGTTTTACTTCGACAAGAGCCGTTTTTTGATTTTTTCCAACCACGAGATCGGGAAAACCGCCAGCAACCCTAGACGTATCAAATACAGAACAACCAAGCTCTCGTAGCGTTTTAACCACAAGTGAATGATTTGAGTCAACTCTTTTAGCATAAGTCATTGATTATATATAATTATGTGTTAGTGTTTCATTACTTTATACCAAAAGGGGAAGATTTTGAAGATTCTGTTGCTTGATATAGAAACATCACCTAATGTAGCTCACGTTTGGG